CTTACCCGCAAGGCTATGAACGATGTGTCTTGGCTGAAGCGGCTGCTGGTTCAGTACGCTCCGGGTGGACGCAACCACAAGCGTGTGAACAAACGCTATTCATCGGGAGGTATCATCTTTCCTAAGAACGAGACCAAGGGCAAAAGCCACGGCCTCATCATGGTCGATACCTCTGGGTCTATGGGCAATGCAGAGTGCGATGAGGCATTCGTTCAAATGAACAAGATCATCCAAGAGTTCCCTCATACCAAGATAACAATGGTGCAGTGCGACACTGACATCCATGAGGAATCCATACGGGAGTTCAGCCGCAGCGACCTACCGTTACGAGTTCCTCGTAAGTGGTACGGAAGGGGCGGCACTGACATGGAGCCAGTGCTGAAGTATGCCAAGGATAACAAGTACAAGTTCGACTGGGCGGTGTGCATCACCGACATGGAGTGGGACTGGGAGAACTGCACTGACAGTGGAATCGTTACCAAGTTTGTTGCAGTCAATCCATACAGGCCGCTGGGCATCAACATGCCGCAGCGAGGGTACAGCTACGAAGAGGTCTACGTTAACGTATAACTGGGCCAGATATTAACTTAAACTAAACAGAAACATGAGTGATTATATAACAAAATTCAACGGGGCAGTGAACGACAATGCGTTCGCTAAGGTGGCAAACGAACTATGCAAGGAGCTATCAATGCTCTTTGCGGTTCGTGGTATAGAGCCAGAAGATACAACGGTATCATCAAGTGACGGCAAGGCTACGCTGTCATTCAAGTGGGGCAAGTTCGGCAAGCCAGTGATTGGCCATCACGGTCTGAACATAGACTATTGCGCTGAAAGCTTGATGCTAAGGTTCGATTGCCTATGGCCTAGATATAAAGATCATCAAGGAAACGTAAGGCAATTCTCTCCGAGCGACTGGAATGTTTCTCAGTTAGAAAATGACGAAGACAACGAGCCTTCCCCCGCTCAGTCACTGCTAGATCGAAAGACTGTAAATAGGTGGATGAAGAATAACTCTTTTAACCTTCCTGTTTCACTGCTGACTTCCCCGGAGAAGCTAATCAAGAGACTGGAAAGGGAGCTTGATGTCTACCAAGCATTCACAGATACGGTTGTGCCGTTCACTGAGAAGTGGATTGCTGGTACTCAAAAGATTATTGAAGCAGTTAATACCCGTGACAAGTGGATGGAGAACTTCAAGCCTCACACCGATCACAACTACTATCGAAGCTGGTACTACCACTCAACCAAAGGCATTGAGTCGTATGTCGAGTTCGACAATGGTTGGGCTTGTCACGATGGCAAGGGAGAAACTGAAGAGGAACTTGAAGTTCGATTCACATTCAAAGACAAGTCGATAAGCCGAGAAAAGTTTGCCGCCATAGTTTCTGAGATGGCTGGCATCGTTAACAAGTCAGTGTAATGCCAGAGGAATATGTCATTAAGATTACCCAGAGAGAAAAGGATTCATTCAAGTGTCCCACATTCCAAGAGTTCTTAATAAAAGCTGAAGCCAGTAGTCACTCCTACTGGACTCACTCCATTAAAAATATAATCGAACAAATCAATGAGCAAAACAACACGAAAACCAAAGAGCAAGAAGAGGGATATCCTCAGCTTGAACTACAAGATAGTGTCTAAGAACTGCCCATTCTTTCATAGCTTTAAGGGCTTGATTGAGGTGTGCGCTGACTGCGATGGGTGGAACGATGAGCAACTAAATGATCTCTTCGGTATCAGCGTTACGGAAGTTCACGAATTCTACGACAAGTACACCATGCGGTCATGGAATGATGAGGTGCTTATCCCTATTGGGATTTATCAGTTTATTTTATCTGCGATTGAAGTAAACAAGTACATAGCTGAACACACTGCCAACAAAGAGGACATTGCTATTAGGGTGTGTACCGAAAGCACTAAGTCAGGTAGGTGGTTTAACACTGAGCCTGTACTGAAATACTTCTACATCAGTAGGAACGCAAACGGTACTTTCACATACAAATTCAAGGAGTCTCAGCCAATCGCAATGAAGAGTGAAGTGCCTGAGCTATCAGCAAAGCACGGGATAGGGAGCATACACAATCAACAAGTATTAGTTAGAAACCCATGAAGAAACCTAAGCATGCAACTCATGTTAAGTTGCAAACAGTTTATGAAGGAACCAATCGCGTTGCGATTGAAGACATAAAAAATATGGACTGCTTTCGCGGCTCCCCCGGAACTGTCACTTACTTGAGGCAGCTAAGGGGTAGCAACTGGGAAGAGCTTGGCTCTTTTGAGTTCGATGGCAAGTGGCCTTTAACTGAAGACGATGAGACAACAACCAAATAACTACGAGTACGAGGTGAGCGATGCGCTTCCAATGTCCAGCCTTGATGGTATTAAGGATGAAGTGACAGAAGGAGTGGCTCGCTTTGAGAAAAAACTAGCGAATAAAAAACCCACATGGAAGTGGGTGAAAGATAAACCTAATAAGAGAAAGAAAAACAAATGAGTGAAGAAGTTAATAAAGAATACGATG